TTTAAAGAAATTCTTAATCTTCTGTCCAATTCCACCCGCACCAGAGAGTCCTAATGCACCACCAGTAAGAACACCACCTATACCAAGACCTTTCAATATTGTTCCACCTATTCCTCTGGTGAAGAATCTTCTTAATTGATTCCCAAGTACTTTTCTAAATTCTTTTACGTTTACTCTTACAAAATTTATTGCAGCAGCAAATGGTTTCCTTATTAAATCTGAAAATGCGATCTTTAATGCTACCTGTGATAATTTACCAACAACTCCCAATATTCTTCTTATTCCAATTAGCATCGTGGTGCCGATACCAGCTAATAATAATAAATTTGGAATGAAGGTTCTCTCAAATTCTTTTAATTTGTCAATATTACCTTCTGATTTAATTCTATACAAGGTAAACATTCTATCAGTTAACCAACCACCAACTAATATGAATAAAAAATTACCTAATCTACTTAAAATATTTTGAGCAAAACCAGCAACTCTTCGCACAGGTGCAAGCAATGCAAATTGTATCTTTTTCTCAAGTTCTGATTCTTTTCCTTCCCTCAATGCTTGCTCTGCAAGAATTGCTTCTCTTTTTTGTTTTTCTGCCTCTCTTTGTCTTTGTATCTGGTCACTAATCGCTAAATTATCTTTAATAGTGATTAATGATGTAGATAATGAATTAACTTGCTCAGATACACTACTCAATTGTGTAGATATTGAGGTAAGTGATAATGAATTTTGATTTAATAAACTAGTAGTTTGAGGGTCTGGTGCAGGTGGTGGAACAGCACGACCAGTAAAGATACCAGAAGATACACTTCTTCTAATACCTCTAATGCCTCCTGCTATCGGGGATTGTAACCCTTGTTCCTCATCCATTTTGTTCTTGTTGTGCTTTTAAATTTTCCTCTTCAACGTGTTGTTGTAAAAGTGAAACATAAATTTCTCTCTCCCACGGAATCATATTTTCAAGTTCAGTTAAACTATATTTATGGTGCTGCATCAAAGCAAAATTTAACTTATAGTATGACACAAGATCTTCATGTGCCATACTTATGCGAAAAAACTCTGCAGCCCCTCTAATTTAATTTCACTTTCGACCTTTGTGTTTGGATTTAACACTTTCACTGTGTGAGATAGTTTTGGCATAGTCTCAAAGAATTTCTCAATCATTTTAAATTGATTTGAATTTAGAGACTCAATAAAATCTGATAATTCTTTCTTTGTGCACTCTTGATGTGACCAAGATTCTTCCTCAGAATAAACTTGATCTATACAAGATGCAATTAATTCAAAAGTATCATCTACCTTTACATCCTCAACTGCACCAAAATTAGTTTTAGTAAACTCATTTAGTGAAGGATATTTCATTCTAAGAGTATAGGTATCGTCAAGTTTTATGTCCCTTATATGTTCATCACTTTTTTTAATTTTTATTGAATCAATATTAATCGACATTGGAACTTGTGTTTTACCATCGTCTGGACAAGTAACCATAACTTCAATGTGCTCACCTACAGATTTTCCACGAACATTTAAAAACAAATATTCAATGTCAAACGTAGAAAGTTTTTCAACTTTTATACCCCTTGATAAAATACATTTTGAAAGGACATCTTTAATGGATCTAGCAATCTGTTTGGTGTCTTGAGACTCCATCGCAATGATAAGAATCTTTTCTTCCTTGACTAAAAAAGGTCTATATTTGATTTTTTTATCAGATGAAGGAAGAGTCAACTCATAAGTCGGAGTTGATATGGTTGGTAATGGCATAATAATTACTACACTTCAGTAAAATTATTTATAGTGGTTTCTAGAATCTGTTTATAATAGGACGTTCACTTGAACCAATAGTAGAATTAGTGCCTGTAGCGGTAACACCAGTATCTAATTGTCTATAATTAACACCATTATTTAATAGTTGAATTGAACCATCTCTCATTAATCTATTCAACCTAACAGATTCTGCCTTTGCATTTATTCTTGCTCTATCACCTTTTCCTCTTTGATTATTTAAATCTATTCCTAAAGCTCTTGCAAGTGAATTAGATTCACCACAGACATATCTATCATAACTGAAATTCGCTGTTGCTTTTAAAACTTGAGAATTGTTATATGATACTCTTACTGAGTTAAGAGATAGAGGAAATAATCCAATGAATCTATACTCTAAAAATTGAGAATGATTTCTCTCAAACTTAACAACTCTTGTTTCATTTGCTTTATACTCATCAGGATATCTCATTTTAAAATGATAAGTATCTTGACTAGGATCACCTATTGAACCACCCGTAATGAACTCCATCCAATGTTCTATAAAACGTAATGATTTATATTCATTATCAACATAAAAGTCAAATGATATTTGAGTAAAATTACGTGTATGTGCAAATCTTTCTACAACACCTTGATAATCACCAGCGGTGTTAAGTGTCGCTAATGCACTACCTGGTAAAACTGCATCACTACAAAGCAATCCAACATTATCTGAAATAAAACGATCATTAATACCTTTCTGTCTTAAAAATCTTCGACAATCTCCCCTTGGTAAAACAAATTTTACTAAAAACTGTGATGTCTGAGCTACATTCTGTAACTTAGGCATTATATCTGATATTCCTCTTGGTCTTGGTGCTGGCACTCTAAATACTTCTATAGTATAGTTATTTAGATGGCTTATAGAGGAAAATACTATCCATCGTTTCCTAGAAAGTACAAAGGTGATCCAACCAATATTATTTACAGGTCACTTTGGGAAAGAAAGTTTATGGTGTATTGTGACAAAAATGCAAAGATACTAGAGTGGGGAAGTGAAGAGATAGCATTACCATATATCTCTCCACACGATAGTCGTGTTCACCGTTATTTCCCAGACTTTTATATCAAAGTTCAAGAGAATACAGGTAAAATTAAAAGATATCTTATTGAAGTCAAACCATTGAAACAAACGACAAAACCAAAGAAACCAAAAAGACAAACTAAAGGTTACATTCGTGAAGCATTTGAATACGCAAGGAATCAAGCAAAATGGAAAGCAGCACGAGAATATTGTGCAGATAGAATGTGGGAGTTTAAAGTAATTACCGAAAAAGAATTAGACATATGAGTAGAATAGATCCCATAATGAAAAATCTTATCGGTACAGAGAGTCCCGATGATTTAGCAACAGAAGTGTTAGGTGTACTGACTGAAGGAAGTAATGTTCCCGAAGCAGGTAATTTTTATGTTTTTGTATATCGTGCAAAAACACCTGGTATCGCATATGATTCTCATCCACTTGTAGCAGTGACTGATGTTTTTCAATGGGGATTCAAAGGATTGAATTATCATTGGGGTGAAATGAGGCAATATACCTTCCCAGAAGTGGTTGGTGGTTTATACAAAGTAGATGAAATGGAGTTAAGGGATTTAAGAACTCTACCTTTTGTCAAAATCATACTAAATACTTAAAAAAGAGGTCGATAATGATACCTGCAGGTGGTGATCAGTCGTTTTACGATAGTTTTAAATCAAATGAAGCAAAAGAATTAAATCCTGATACTAATTCAGGTCGTCAGTTATTGCGAAAGTTGAAAGGTGGTGCAACAAGACAAATTCAAAGATCTCCAGGTTCAGGTGAAAAGAAGGTTTATAGTTACCCTGAAAAGCAAGGACCGTCTCAAATAACAGGAGATAGATTTTTAATTAAATGCATCGAATTTGAACCTCCTGATGATGGCACAGGATTAGGATTAGAAATTAATAATGCTTTTTACAAAAATGATGAAGGTAAACTGTCAGTCATATCAGGAAAGCAGAGAGAAGCAAATGCAAAAGCTGGTAAACCAATAGATCCGATGGAATTGAAATTAAATCCATCTAACGCAAGTATGAGAATGAGTGCAGGTCAACGAAGGCTAACAAAATATATGATTGAGTTACCAATTCCACAAGATTTAAATGATTCTAATTCAGTAACTTGGGGTGAAGATAGAATGAATGCACTTGAATTAGCAGGTCTTACAGTCGCACAAGAAGCCATGAAAACTGCAGATCCTGGTAGGGCAGGAGTTGAGGCAGCACGACTAGCGATAGAGGCATTTAATACAGGTATTCAAATACCTGATTTAAATACAGACACACAATCAGCAGTAAGAGCAGCTTTATCTGGAGCAGCAATCGGTGCATTAGGTTCTAATGTAACACCACAAAGTGTCATCGCACGTTCTACTGGTCAAATTTTAAATAATAATTTAGAATTACTATTTCAAGGTGTTAATTTAAGGTCTTTTCCATATAGTATAACATTTTCACCTAGAAGTCCAAGTGAAGCAGAGACAGTTAAACAAATCATAAAACACCTAAAAATGTCGATGGCACCAAAAGCAGGTGAGTTTAATGGAACTGCTGCAGGTATCTTTATTAAATCTCCAGATGTATTCATGTTAAAATATCTGAAGGATGGAGCAGACCACCCATTCTTAAATTCATTTAAAATGTGTGCTTTGACTGGAATGACTGTCAGTTACACTAACTCAGGAACTTACACAACATATGAAGATGGAACACCAGTTAATATAAGAATGAATTTAACATTCAAGGAATTAAACCCAATATATCACGAAGATTACGCTACAGAGGGAGCAGGACCAGGAGTTGGATACTAATGGGATATTTTAGCGAATTACCTGAGATTGCATATCAATCTCCATTATCACATAAAAATTCATCAAGAGATTATGTGATTATTAAAAATATATTTCGTCGAGTAAAATTATTAGATTATTTAAAAGATGCTACATCTCTTTTTAACAAATTTATAATTGGAGATGGAGATCGACCCGATACAGTTGCAGAGATATTGTATGGTGACTCAAGATTAGATTATGTTGTAATTCTTGTTGCTGGAATCACAAATATTAATCATGAATGGCCACTTCAAGATTATCAAATTTATGATTACGCATTATCAAAATATAAAACTGAAGAAGAAATGATGAAAATTCATCACTATGAAACATTTGAAATAAAGGACAGTCAAAATCGTCAAATATTACCACCAAATTTAATTGTGGATGCTGATTTTAAAATATACGGTTCATCAACTAAGTTTGGAACAAATAGATATAATTTAATTTCTCAATCAGGAAACAGACAACTTGACGATAAAATAGAGTATACAGTTGCGACAGATAAAATTGCTAGAGCAGTTACAAACTTAGAATTTGAGCATTCAGAAAATGAGAAAAAAAGAGAAATAGATGTGCTAAATTCTGGTTATTTACAGACATTTATTAATGATTTTAGAGACATTGTAAAGTATGATAAAAATTCAAATTATATAACATCTAGTTTAGCACAAACTGAAAATACAGAAGTCGTTAATCCATAAAAAAAGGGGTCGTTTGACCCCCGTATAATTATTCTTCTGCGAGTTTCGCAAAGTATGATAATGCATCATCTTCCTCTTCTGCTACTGCAGGAGTTGGTTTTGATACAGCAGCAGTTACTAATTCTTCTGCTTCTCCACGATCAACATCCTCCTCTTCAAACTGTGGTGCAGCGGACTTCTTGTTTCCAAGAACATAGTCTAGACGAGTCTTTAACTCATCATATGTCTTGAACTGGTCTGGTGCTACAATCTCAGCAAGTGAGAACTGTTTCTTCCAGAGTGCTTCCATTGCATCATCGTCATCAAGTAAAGGTGTTGGTGCAGCAAATTCAGAACTATCATAGTTTCTGTATCCTGCAACATTCTTTGCTTTTAACTTGAAGTTAGCACCTTGCCAGAAATCGAATGGATCGATTGCTTCCTCGTCCTCAAACTCAGGTTGCATCGCTGCAGTAAGTTTGTCAAAGATTTTCTTTCCATACTTGTATAGAAATACTTTACCTTCATTCTCAGGGTTAGCAGGGTCTTTTACAACATAGATGTTAGAGACATAAGTTAACTTACGCTTCTGCTTTCTTGCTGTTTCTTTTCCAGCATCAGTTCCATTGTTCCAGAGTAATGAGTTGTACTCAGAAACAGGGTCTTTCTGTCCTAGTGTTGTGAGTGAGTTCTCAATGAACCATCCACCAGGACCTTGGAATGCGTGTGAATATAGTTTTACAAATGGTAAATCTTCACCTTCGGGTGCAGGTAGGAATCTGATAACAGCATAACCGTTA